CTCTGTTAGATGGAGGAAATGTTCACTCACATCTGGGATGTGTGGTTTCAAGCAGGTGTTGGAGAGCACCCGCTTGCGTACTTCTTCATATTCATCGAGCATCCTCCCGATGAAAATACGTTCGTCATTTTGTATTCTGTTCTCCAATTCCAATTGAGCCCATATTGGGACCGGTGGGAAACCAGTGGCGCCTGCAGCAATCGGCGCACGCATGGTTTCGTCCACTTCGGCTTCCATGATCGGAACGTCTTCGTATTGATCCCATCCTCTGTATAAATTCAAATATTTATGGGCGTTCCGAAATTTCGCCACTCCAGCCGTCATCTTCCAAATTCGATTAACCAGCGCAGTAAGCACTGGGTGACCTGGGCTGTTGTGGTATAGGCTGTTCGCGGCACAGCGCAGTAAGTACAATTGTTTCTCACGTTTCAGATTCTGCGCTTTCTTGGTCCAAACCACTGATAGACTCTTTCCTATATTGAGATAGCGTTTCCCGTCAAGCCACCGGCTGCACAGGAAGTCACAATCTCCAGGTTGAGTACCGCTAATGTTCATGGAATATTTGAAGCCTAGTTGCTTAAGCTTCTCTTCATCTGGGACAGTTGAGTCAACCAAACCGTCGTCCCCTTCGGCCAGAGCTCGCAGATCGCTCAACACTTCCTCTGCGGACTCCCCGGTTTTCAAATGCTTGCAATAAGCCATCAGACACAGGTTTATCAAGCCATTCCCAAAAGAAGTCCAATAGTCTCCGCTGCATCTTGTATGGATAGCAAACTCGCCCCATCTACTCTTCAACTTACGAGGTTTACCACGCTTCATAACGTGGTGGCGAATCGCCTTGGCTGTATTTCTGTATCCCGCTTTCTTGCATAACTTGAGCATAGCTCGGATCTCTAGATACCGTATGTTGTGGTCCAAAGATGCTTCCCAAGAGGAATAATCAGTAGTGCAATGCTCAGCTGAGCTCACTTCAATCACTTTCTTGATCATCTCCTCCGGTTCTATGTCTTTGATCTGGAATTTGGACATAGGTCCGTGGTTCCAGTCGTTGAACAGGTCCAATATGGGACAGCATTCGACCAACATCCGGTTGCACATAATCATGATCAGTCGTGGCTTCGACATCGCTTTCTCGACCTCTTTTTCTTTCACCAACTTTGTGCTGTCTTCGAGTTTCACGAAAGATTGATTCTGCTCAAACTTAGCTGGCGCCTCACCAGTATTCAACCAGTGGACATATTCGTTAACTACCGCCTGTATATATCTGGCTGTCTTCTTACCAGCATTGTGTAGAGCAAAATATTCCCAACACTTAGGTTCAGGTCTAGTGGCGATATCAGTATCTCGAACAAGCTTGTCGACCACTTTCTCAGCAAATTTGAGGAACTTCCTGACTTCAACCGTGAGCTTCTTGGCTTGTGTCATGCTCCTCCCAGCGAAAGCTACCATGAGACTACTCGACTCCGTCTTTGGCAGCAGTCCTGAACCCATAACGCCATCCGTAGTGTATATAGGCAGGAGACACACCGCTATCGGGCTAACCTCAGTGGGGATCTCTAGTCGGTATCGTATGATATGGTTATCTGAGTCACCTCCCAAGCCTGTTACCTGGGAAGCTTCTGCTGTTCCAATATCACCGACGTAGGATTCAGACCCTGGGGCGGTGTACGCTGTGAGAGGCAAATCATCCTCTACGGACTTGCACACGTGTAGAAATTCTGACGCGTCCTTCACCAGATCCATAGTGTCCTTTATGACGTTCTTCACGGAC